GATCAGCCTCGGTGATACGCAGGATGCGGGGCTGGTCGTAATACATCTGGATCAGTTCAAGGATGCGCGTGGCGAGCATTCCCCGAGTTCGGGCAAGGTTGTCGAGCGGCACCGCCAATTGCTGCTGAGCGGCGAACTGGCGTGTCTGGATGGCAATACCTGACACTTCGTTGCCCTGGTTGCCCGACATCGCCTGATTCACGCCCGTGGCCGACTCCAGCAGTGCCGAGGCGCGGTCAATGATGCGGTCAAACCCGGTTGGCACCTGGTTAGGCTGAATTTTCTGCGGACGGTCCTCTGTTTTGGTGCCCTTCGCGACGACTATGTGCAGGCCAGTCTCAGCGCCGCGGTCAGCCAGATCGCCGTCGGCCATGTTCACCAGTGATCCGGCAGTGGTTACCCAGCCACTGTTGGCCGTGGTGTTAATGATGTGCAGCATCTGGCTCATCGACTTGTTGAGCAGCTGTTGCGGGCCGATGGCGTCATCCACCAAACCGCGGGTGCTGCCGCGGCGGAAGGTTGGGAAGAACGGAACAACGGTGAAGTGGTTGAACGGGGACCAGTCGTCGTGCAGGACCTTGTCTTTGGTGGTGATCAGCCAGCGGACGCGCTTCACCCGGCGCTTCTGCTGGATGCCTCCTGCGGCCACCATGTCCTCGACAGCCTTTGGATTGAAGTCCTCGACCATTCGGATGTCGCCAGTCGCGGTGATGATCACCTCGGCCCGGTCCATCTGCCAGAATTGGCGGTCGACCACCCGATAACGCCGGGTTGAGTCTTTGTCGTCGTCCGAGAACTCGAATTCAGTGAATAGGGTGTCGTCAGCACCGAACGTACTGCGCTCGATGTCATTGGCGGCCGGCAGAAATGTGTCGCCAGCGCGATCCTCGTCATCGAGAGAGTCTTTGGCCTTGGTGCCATAGAGCAATTCGATCTCGACCTTGGTCATCATCCGCGTCACGGTGACGTCGGCCCAATCGTCAGGGTCGTAGCTGTTGGCGTCAGGGTCGGGAATTACGTCCATCGGGTCGAGGATGTCGATGCGGACCTCGCCCAGCATGGTGTCGGCGTAGCTCATCCGCACATCGAAGTAACCACGCTGCTGGATCACGCCGTCGCTGAAAACCTGCGTCTCCTTGAAGTGCAGCTGGTTGTTGTCGGCGATCTGCATGGCAAGCTTCGACAGCGTGCTGGCCGTTTCAGCATCAGCGGCACCGGCGCGCGGACGAAAGCCGATGTCCATGCGGTTCCCGATCTGATAACCCACGGCCGCGTTGATCTTATTCTTGATCTGGTTGAATTCCAGCGCCGGACGACCAGCCTGGGCCAGTACCTGACGGTCAAGCTCGGTCCACTGGCAACCTCCACCCAGGTAATAGTCCTCGCACTCACGCGCCTTCTCGACGTAGTTCGAGTGGCCACGGTTCAGGCCGTATTCGTAGCGCGCCCAGTTGTCGGTCGCTTTTTGCTTGTCGGAAGCGTCAGCCATGTCAGGCACTCATCGGTGATTTGCGAGCGTTCCGGCGCATTAACTTCGCCTTCCAGTCATCTATATGGATGTCGTCAGCGGAGACCGGCTCTGCGAATGTCAGCGCTAGGGCGTCGCCGTCGTCTGGGGATCGACCGATCTCCTTCTTGGCTTCTTCCTTGGGCTTGAGCTTCAGCTGGCCGTTGCTGGTGTACTTGTCCTTGGATGCCGACGTCAGATCGCCGTGGAGCTGGTCGTCATCAGGAATGCAGGGGGTGATATCGTCGTGGATCCACTCGGCCATTTCGCCCCACATCTCGCAGCGCTTGTTGAAGTACTTACGAGTGTCGGTGGCGTTCCCGCCGAAGTTGACCGCGGTGACACGATCGCCAAAGCCCAGTTCTACGAGACGGTCGTAAATGCCTGCGCCCAAGCCGCCGATGTCGATGAACATCATGCGGATGGTCTTGTCGTCCATGAGCATGCGCGCGGCCTGCCCGGCTACTGCCATGGTGTCCGGGACGTTGTTGTGCTCGATGCCCCAGGCAACACGTCCCTGACGATGGATGAACGTCGAGGTGTCGCCGCCGCGCGCCGGGTCGAGACCGACGACATGGGCGCCGATGCGCTTGGTGTGTTTGATTTCCTGCTTGCGTGCCAAGGAGACCTTGACGGTTTTGATCAGCGGCTTGTGGCCTACCTTCTGGAATGCCAGATCAGGCGTTGCCGGGTATTCCTGGTTGAACCAGTCCTCGTCGCCCGCAAAGTCGGTGTCGATCTTCGCGCGGCGCCAGGCCATCTGTTCTTCATCGAGGTCGTAAGCCTCCATGTACTCGTAGTCGTCTTCGCTCAGTTCAAAGCCTTTCGGCACTGACCGGCGATAACCGCGCTCTACGAACCACGGGATGAAAACAGGCATGTAGTCGGATTTCCCGGCGACGGCCAGGGTCCAGAACTGATGGTAGAGGTTGCCCATACCGTCGGCGGTCGATTCGATAATGGCTTCGCTGCCCTCGATCAGCGGCACAGTCTGACCCAGACCAGCCATGATCTTCTTGGCGTTGGGCCAAAACGCCATTTCAGAGGCGTGCAGGTATTGGATGGTGTCGGACCGGCCTGCGCCTGGGCTCCCCGCTGTGGCGACCTTGTAGCCGCTGCGCAGCTTGGCGAATGACAGCTCTGTGCCAGAGTTCGCCTTGATGGCTGGGCGCAATGTGCTGTCACTCAACTCGAAGAACGTCTTGGCCATGCCGAAAAGGTTCTGCGTCGCTCCGTCAAGGTGCGTGAGGATCATCGTGCGTTTGCCAAAGCCCATACAGGTGCGCTTGTAGAACCGCGCTGCTACGTATGTGCTGATGCCCTGCTGCCGACCCTTAAGCACGATCACGCGAACCCACCCAGTATCGGCCTTCTGCGCTTCGATGCGTGCATGCAATACCCGTTGCGCGTCATTCCACACGAACGGGAGGATCTCACCTTCCTTCGTGCGGATTTTCAGATTGCGCGCGCAGTAAAGCTCATCGTCGCTGATGAGCTGGGAGAGCATGGCGTCGGCTGACATCTATCGGCTGAAGCCGAGTTGATATGGAATGGTTTGCGGCTGATTGTCCATGCGCTGCATCTCGGGTGGTGGTCAGTCACAATTACGGTATGTGACTGGAACCCTTATGCAACACATACAGGGATACCCAGCGGCAAGCGCGCTGTATGCAATAGATGCCTGGTCGACTATCTAATATTTAACTGATCTGGCAATCAGGCCAGATTGATCTTGCAAATCTCATCGCCTCCCCAGCATCCACATCCACCGGCATGATCATCGGAAACGGTGCGTTACGTGGCGTCGTGACGGTCCAACTCTTCTTGCGCGCCACGATTGGCTGAGGTGGCGTTTCGTGGCGCGGATCAAATGCGGCCGAGCATGTCCAAGGCATGCGTAAATCCCCTTGCGAACGACTCTTTCTGGACCTCTCGTTGGTCGCGAATCTGTCCGGGCAACAAGTCAGATTTCAGCAGCAATGCGGCCTCCTCATTGTGCGTGAATAGCATCATGGACTCGAAACGGCCACGTTGAATCACTTCGGCAGTAATCTCGACGAACCATGCATGCATCCATTCTTCTTCGACATCTCTGGGCGAGAAGTTTGCATAGCTGAGCATGGCCTCATGCGGGCGATGAACCGCGAGTCGAACCGACCCGTGAGATCGCAAAAAGTCATGGGCCCAGGGCTTTAAGTCTATGACCGTGATCGGATCGAGATCGTACGTGTATAGGACTGCTCTCATTCCTTGCCCCCCATCAGCCGCGCAAGGCGTTCTTCGTAGGATTCTTCGCCGGAACCTTCGTCGATGCCGTAAGCCTGGCGTTCAAGCGCGATGAGAACACGCAACGTCTCGCTGAGGTCCTTGCTCATCTTCACCCGGCCCGGCAGGGACAGCGCACCACGAAACGCCTGCTGCATCTTCTCGTAGGCGTCTGACGTCTCGTCTTTGGACTCTTCCACTCCAGCGATCAGGTCACGCAGTTGCTCGAAAAGTTCGCGGTTATCGGTCATTGCCTCCAGCTCTTCCATCATCTTCAGAGCGAGACGACGGTTGCGGCCGATGTCTGTGCGGTGAGCGAGCCGGATGTTCGCCACAACGATGGCGGAGTCGTCAATTATCTCGGCGTCCCGTTTTGTGGTTGCGTGCGTAACCATCCCCGTAACCATCGCAGCCGTAACAATGGAATCTGCCTTGGCTCTGATCTTGGCGGCAAGGTCGCGAGGCACACCAAGGCGCTTGAAATGGTTGACGATGGCAGCGTGAGACACAGCCACCCCTGTCTCTTCCGTGTACTCGGCGGCAAGCTGTCGAGGACTCTTGATCCCTGCGCGCCAGT